GAAAGCCTCTCCCAAAGCGTTCTCATAAGTCGTTGTCAACATTCTTCTCCTCATCAAGGATTTTCAAGAGTACCTCAATTGCCTGCTCGTAGCCGGCAACCACACCGACACGATACCCGTACTCAAAGGCATCGCGCTGTTGGGGCCGCTTCAAGGCATCTGCTGCAAATTGCTGCTGCTCTGCCTTGAGGCGGTTTAGGAGTTTGGTTTCAAAATTCACGCCTGATTTTTTTCCGTCTTGGGCTCGGGCGGCAGAGACTGACCGTCTACCTTCTCGCCCGCAGCCAAGCGGTGCTTCTGCTTCACATAGGCGCTGTTCATAGAGACAGTGCCCTCTTTCGGCTTATCGGCCATGGTGATTTCCTTATCGCGTTCCAGGGTTGATGCCGGTGCCGGTGCTTACCGCCACCTTCTCGCCGGTGGCCATCTCGGCCGCCGCAAGCAACTTGGCGGTGTCATTGTCCGCCGTGTTCATACGCTCACGCGCGGCCACCTCAGCCGCGGTGCGCTGGCTTTCGGCCATCTGCCGGAACTGCTCAGCCTGCAACTTCTCGGCACGCGCCTGCTGCTGATCCGTAAGCTTGGCCGCATCATTCTGCTGCTGGATTTGCAACTTCTGCTGCTCAATCTGGATCCGCGCCTGATCAACTTGGGCACGCTGCTGCAACGCCTGCCCTTGGATTTGGGCATTGAGTTGCGCGACTTGCATGCTGCTGTCGGGCGGCATCGGCGGTTGCGGCCGGAATTGCTGGGCGGCCTGATCAATCTGCGCCAGTTCTTGGCCAAAGGCGCCAAGCTGTTGCTCAATAAACTGCTGGACTTGTATAATCACCTTAGTCTGCTCAGTTGCCTCGTCAGGAATAAGGCCCTGCTTGCTGGCTTCGTCCACAGCATTGTGCGCCTCCACCAGATAATAGTTCAGCAGATGGTCGCGCAGGTGGGTGGCCATGGGATACAGGAACGTCTTCACGATCACCGGGTTGCTGCCAAACAGCGGGGACTTCAAGAACGCCATGTGCGTCATGATGTGCGCCATGTGATCCTGCTGCGGCATCACATAAATCGGCCGCCCCATGGTGGCCGCGACATTTTCGCTGACCGGGTCCATGTTCTCGGTTGCCGGCAGCGGTTGCAACACTTCATCCGCCGGCACCTTGAGGGTGCGGAGGAACATCTCCTCCACCTTCCGCATGTCGTACATCTGCGGCAGGGCGCCAGCACGCTGCATGATCGCTTGGATCTGGGCAAAGCGCTGCGTTTCAGAGAAGATCGCCGGGTCACTGACGGGGACGACATCGAGCGGCCCATCAAAGTCTGCCGGCTCAATCTCAATGCCAGCATCCTGCGCCTCAATATCTTCCTCAGTCAAATAGGCGCTGTTGATGCGGTGCAGGATCTTGAAGCACCGCGCCATTGAGTTGTGCAAGCGCGAATGGATGCTGGAAAACACCACCATCCCCTGCTCAATCAGCGCCATGGTCGTGCCGACAGGCTGATTGGGGTTCTGGTCGCTCAGTTTCTCAAAGCTGGTCTGCACAACGCCCTTGCCGGCGTCCACCAGGAAGCCCAGCAACTGGAACAGCGTGGGGCTCGGCGGGTTGAACGGCATGGGCATGGCGAGCTTACGCACGTCATCAATCAGCGCGCCGCCCTCCATCTCCACCACTTCAGTCGGCTGAAGGTTGATGGTCTGGCCGCCAGGGCCGCCCTTGAGCTTCAGCAGGGTGGGGATGTTCTGGATGTGGGCACTATCAAGCAAAGCCCGCAGCGCGCCCGTAGCAGCCCCAGAAAGGCCGCCAATCATGTGCGTCAGGCCAATAGGATAAGCACCGCGCCAGGGCACAAACGGGAACTCAACGATCCAATCCAACTCTTTGTGGTTGGGGTCGTCCTGCTCCCAGTTGCGATACAGCGCCAGCGCCTTGCCGGTGGATTTGTCCACGCTCAGGATGTAGGGGCTGACGCCCTCATCAAAATCCAGAAACGTGTAAATCTCAAAGATCGTCCGCAGCCCGTCCTCGTTGTAGCTGGTGGACTTGCGGCCCTCGATCTTGTCATTGGCGATGCTGGCTTTGGAGAACTCCGGATCATCCGGGTAGCCAAGATCCACATCAATATACATGCCCGCCTTAACGCGCCGCTCATATTCCATCTTTGTGATGTACTGAACATGCGTCTTGCGCTCGGCCGAATAGAAGTTGGTGGCAGCAAACGGCAGGTAAACGTCGTCAATCGGCACAAACTCGGCCTGGGGGCGCCGGTGCTGATTGTTCCACATGAATTTCATGTATTGGCCGCCGCCGAGCGGCAGCTGCGTGCTGAGCTGCTCCAACTCGGAGCGGAACTCCGGCATCTGCTCGGTGGTCTGCCAATTCATGAAGGTGGCCTTGCGCTCGGCCTTATCCACCTTCTCTTTGTCTTTTTGGCCGTAAATTTTACTCTTTACCGGGCCATTGGGCGGGAAAATTTCCTTCATGAAGCGCGCGGAGAAATCCACGCACGCTTCCACCAGCATCGGGTGAACGACCTTATTGGCGCCCGTAAACTGCGCGCCGCCAGGAGCGTCATCCCCCAAGCCAGTGCGGCGGAGGCCCTCCTCGTAAAGCTTGTCGCGCTTTTCTCGGGCTTCCTTGTCGCGGTCTATTTTTTCAAGAAGATCGTTTACCGCTTCTTTGAGAAGCGACGGATCAACCTCTTCCACAATGTTCGCAAAGTGTTCCAGGTTGCTTTGATTTTCTTCTTCATTCTCAAGCCGAATGATTGCTCCGCCATCTTCAGTGTCCCTCACTTCGCTGTTTTTGTCGTCCAGAAACTCTACAGTTTCGCCGCGATCATCGTCGTCATCATTGAGAGTTTCAGACATATTGTGCCTCAATCTGTTTTGCGAGCTGGTCTACCGCCCGCGGATCATAGGCGGAAACTGAACCTCCGCCAGCGTATTTGGCATGCAGCTTGGCCAGACCGCCATGGGCATAGCCGCGCCCGTAATCCATGCCGTAGCCTGCTGCACCATATGCCGGCGTGGGCTCCGGCGCGTTGAAGACCCCAGGCTCATAACTCATTACCGTGGGATCCAGGCCCAACTCTTTGCCGATTTCGTTGCCAATCATGCCGCCAATCGCGCCAGCACCAGGAATGCCAGTTGCGAGGCCCATTAGGCCGCCGACAACCCCCAGCGCGCTGACGCTGACCGCCGGCGTCTGGTTGCCAAGCTCATCAACATTGACGCCCACCTGCATGCCCGGCGGTGACATCGCGCTCTGGACGCCGTAGCCCAAGGCTTGCCCAAAACCGATTTCGCCGCGCCCCAAGGCGCCAATGGCTTCAGCAATACCCGGCGCAGCATTGAAGCCAGTCGGTGCCACGCCCCCGGTATCGGCAATACCAAAGCCTCGGCCAGCCTCTTGCGCGGCCACGGCCGTGTTCATGTTGGCGGCTTGTTCGGTGCCCTCAGGATCTGCGTTTGACATACCTTGGTTGCCTTGGCCTGGGCCACCGCCAGCGCCAGCACCCGTAGGGCCAGCGCCTTGGCCTTGGTTGCCGCCAACAGCATCCTGAGTGGCAGCTTCAGACATAGAGTTTGCGTTGTCGCTGCCCGGCCCTTCTCCAGGCCCCTCATCATACGCCCGGATGCCGTGCTTGGTCATGCGGCCGGAACCACCGCGCGCCTTCAGCAGCGCAGCCTCCCGATCCGTAATGTAAGCAAGCTTATGCTCCTGGCCGCCAATGTAAGTTTTGGCCGGCGCCTCTACCTCGCCGCCCTCGGCAAACTCCTGCACAATCCGGTCAATCTCATCCGGGTCATACGCAGTTGCAGGCTCACGCACCATGCCACCCTCTTCATAGCGGCGCACAAGGTTAATCAGATCAGGGTCAAAAACACCTAATTCTTGATGATAATATTTTACAGGGGAATAATCTAAAGAAACACTGTCATGCCCTCTTGAGATAATTTTTTGGGCAACTTCTTTCGCGCTGGCGTCCATTGGAAGATTTAATTCTTCACGAATTAATCTACGTTTATCCGCAAACCAGGAAGGCAATTTTAATTGAAGTGGATTTTCAATTTGCAAATCAACTTCATATCGAACAGGCCAGACTGGTGCTCCTTGGGCATTAAGTCGCTCAACACCTGCTTTATCAGTGGAAAAATACAAAGCGCGCCCTAATTGCCCCTCATCGGTTGTGCTTCCGGCTTTTGAGATATCAAACCGTCTAAAACGATACGGGCTGCCGTGGTAGGCGCGAATAGACGCAGGCCCCTCAGTAAACCCGCGCACAGCATTGATCTGCCGTTCTTCTTCCGGCGTAGGCTCAACAGCGCCACGCACCACAGCGCTCATACGCTGGCCAGCCTCACCAAAGGAACGCGGCATCGGCGCAAACCCGCGACCCTCTGCTGACCGCAGCTCAGCAACAGGCTCGCCAGCCCCAACAGCACGATCAGCCAGGATGCTGAGATAGTCCTCGTCAGAAGGGCGAGGTACAGGCGCAGAAGCCGGGCGGCGGGCGCGGCCGCCCTCGGCATACTTCTGATCCAACTCAGCAAGGCCGCCCTCGGCGTAGCGGCGCGTGATGTCAATCAAATCATCGCCAAACATGACGTAGTTGCGGGTGTTTTGGCGTCCGGTTCTGCTGCCAGCATCAAGATAACGCAAGCCAGGAATGCCAGCCTCACGCAATTGCGCGGCAATCTCAGGCGTCCGCAAATCAATGGCCTCGCCAATTGGCTTCATCTCGCGCTCAAGAACGCGGGCGCTTCCTGTGCGCGGTGCGCGCAAGACATCTTCAAGAAATGGAACGGCGCGCTCGGGCTGCCGCACAAGCGGCGCATCCCAATTCACCAATTCTTCTGGTGTGGTACGAAGTCGCACTTCATACATGTGGCCGGGAGAATATGAAATTTCAGGCAATTTTTGCTTTGACCTTAAAAGTCGTATAGCGTCAGCAGCGACATCAACGCCAAATCCATTTTCTGCATTTTCTTTGATGGCTTTGATGGCTTTTGCTCTACTTCCATACATTTGATCCATTGAGGAGGCATAATGGTCAAAGCGTGAAAAATTAGGATTTTCACCGCCAATCAAACGCCTTCCTACAGATTGATCTCTATATCTACGCGCTACAGGCTCAGCGCCAGCAAAATACAGCCCGCGTCCATAAGCAGTCGCCCCCTCACCCGTGCCAATCTTGCTGATATCAAACCGTTCAAAACGATGCGGGCTGCCATGATAGGCACGAATGGACGCAGGCCCTTCAGTAAACCCGCGCACAATATTCAAGCCCATTTGCTCTCCAGGCGTAGGCTCAACCTCACCACGCAGCATCGCGCTCATGCGCTGGAACCCTTCGCCCTGAAATGGCGTTGGCGCAAACCCGCGACCCTCTGCTGACCGCAGCTCAGGCACAGGCTCACCAGCCCCGACAGCACGATCAGCCAAAATGCTGAGGTAATCCTCGTCAGAAGGCCGAGGCACAGGCGCAGCAGCCGGGCGGCGGGCGCGGCCGCCCTCGGCATACTTCTTGGGCTTGCCTCGATACTTCTGGTTCAGATCACGGAGGGACTTGGCGGCCATATCATTCACCCTCAAGGCCAGCGGCAGCGCCGGCACCCAAAAGCCCAGGGACAACAAGCGGCTGTTGCCTATTCGCAAAGCGGCGGAACACTTCTTCAGGCGTCAAGCCACGCTCAGCAGCACGATCATCAACAACCCGGTTAAAGATGTTGTCAAACGTATCAAGGCTGCTTTCACGCACGCCCGTGCGCTTTGCTGCGCCCATCCACAAACTTGCCTGCAACTGCGCTGGCGTCATACCCATGCGATTGGCGATATCCAGCGCAAGCCGCTCATAAGCACCATACTCGTTGTCGCGCGGCACCTCGTCCCAAACTGTGGGGCGGTTGCGAATGAACTGGAACAACTCACCTTCTGCACCGCCAGCCTCCCGCACAGCACGCGCTGCATTAAAGCTCGTCTGCATCACTTCCTTGCCGGTTGCATCCTTCACCTTGCGGGTCTTGATGTTATCACGCGCAATTTCTGGGAAGCGTTCAGCAATTTCAGACGCAAGCTCTTGGCTGATCACAGCGCTACCATGCAGGAAGCGAGGATCATTAGACGCCATACCAATGAAGCGCATGAAATGCTTGTCGGCCGCGATGTTCTCAGGATTGCCAAGCAGACTGTTGGCAAAACCACGAGGCTTTGGCGCTCGCGTTGGTTCAATATTTTGAAGGAACTCACCGCGATCAATAAGGTTACTCAAAACCCCTTGATACTGTTGCGTCAAACTACCGTAAGGCTCAGGTGGCCGTGGGTATTTCCCGGTTGCCTCAAACTCTGCTTGGCGCGCAGCGCGCGACTCGGCAGGTTCAGCAAAATAGTAAGATGCCTGCCGAATATTGGGATACACAGCATTGCCAGGGCTGGCGCCACCTATGCGATACATAAATTCAAGCCACGCATCATGGCCTGCTTTTTCACCAAGCTCGTCAATAAACCGCTGCCGCGTGGCCTCGGTGTTGTACCAAGCGCGGCCAATATCTTCGCCTTCGCGAGCCGTAGCCATGATGTCATTCAAAAGGTCTGGCTCGTTATCAAGCCGCCCTTGGAACTCGGCAAAGCGTGCGCTTTCACCTCTTGCAGGCGCATGCCGAATTACCGTGCCAGGGCTTCTGTCAGGCGCTGCGCCAGGAACGTCAGGAACCGGAATGGCCTCACGCAATCCGCCAGTAGCTGGTTTGCCGGAACGCGCCGCGCCAGCAGCCATCAAAACTCCTCTACCAGTTGGCGGCTTGTTAGCCCCAATGACAGCGCGGGGGTTTGGCTCAAAATCAACCTCTGGCACTTCGTAGTTGATCCTGGGCGGCCGGCGACCACGCCCAGCACCCAGCGTCTGCGCCGGGCCACCCTGCACCCCAGCCATGGGCATCAGATCCAGCGCCCCAGGCACCGCCAAGGATGTCTCGCCCGTGTCCACATCTTGGCCCACAGGCAGCACAGCAGACCGGCGCGTGGTAGCCGCAAAGTCGCGCACGTCACGGCCTTTGCGGCCGGCAGGATCAATCAGGCGCCCGTCTGGCATCTCAATGGCGTAGCCGCTCTGAGTTGCTTCCGTCTGCACAATCCGGCCACCCTCGGGGATCTCAATCCCCGCCATGGCGCTCAGCATGCCGCGCTGCACATCCTCCGGCCGCGGGATCAGGCTTGCCGCCGCCTCAAATGGCGACACCGCATTGCCTGGGTAGAACACACGGCCGCCACGAGGCACCGGCACACCGGCAACGCCTAGGCGCGAAGCCGGCGTCATAAGCGGATCCCGCTCCAGCAGGCGCCGATCATACTCCTCATCAGCAGAGCGGATTGTCGGCGCGTCGGCGTAGCGGTCCTCCATGTCAATCAGGCTCTCGCGCACGCGGCCGCCCTCGGCGTAGCCCTCAACGCCAGCACGCCTCATGATATTCTTAACGTAATCTTGCGTTTCAGTAATTCGGGGGATCTGATTGCCGGCCTGGGCAACCCTGTTGGGCCCGGCATTGTAGGCAGCCAAGGCAAGCGGCAGGCTGCCAAAGCGGTCAATCTGCTGGCGCAGATACCGGGCGCCGGCATCAAGGTTCTGCGCCGGATCATAGCGGTCAGCACGCAAATCCGCCGCGGTGCCGGGCATCAGCTGCGCCAAGCCATAGGCGCCCCGGCGGCTGCGGGCCTCCGGGTTGAATTTGCTTTCCTGGTAGACCAGCGACAGAAACACGTCGCGCGGCAGGTTATACTTCTCCGCCAGCCTGATAGCCTCGGACACCCAAGGATTGTCGGCGGGCAGCACGGAGCCAATGCGCGGCGGCACGGCATCGCCGGCAGTCTCGCCGGGGAATACACGAGGGGGGCCAGCCTCTGCGCTATCCCCGGCTGTTCGGGGAGGTGCCACAGCCGGAGGAATGGGAGGCAGCGGCAGAGACTGGCGGCTTGCAGACCTGCGCTGCTCGGCCGCTAGGGCAGCAGGCACGTCAAACTCTTGCATGCGGGGGCGGCGCGTAGGGCGCTCCAGCTCACGCATAATATCTAGGGGCGGGCGGGGCGGAAGCGGGAGGGATCCGGACATTACCACTTCACCTTATTGGCCCAATAGGCCGCGCTGCTGGGCCCCTTGGCGATGTTGGCAGAATGCCGCGCCTTAAACGATGCGCGCTTGGTTTTCATCCGTTCCGATTCGCCTTCCTTGGGCTTGCCGGCGGTGGAAGCGCCTTGCTCACCAAAGCGAATGACTTTCTCTTTGCCGTCGTAGCACGCCTTCACGACATGCGACTTGGTGGGGTGGTCAGGCGTGCGGCGCGGCTTGTTGCAGGCCATCGCGTCCTTGTCCACGCGGTTGCTCATTTCTTGCGGGCCGCTCGCATGTTATCGACCATATTGGGATAGGGCCGCCCGGCCGCCTTGGCCATGGCCTTCGCAGAAGCCTTCTGATCGTCAGACAGGCCCTTGGGTTTCCCCAGGCCCTTGGGTCGGCTCTTTTCCCAGATGGGCTTCTTAGACGGCATACGGGTTGACCCTTTCGCGCTTGTACTGCCGCGGCTCGTCACGTTCACGCGCCTGCGGCAGATCGAACCAGCCCTCGTTTTTTAGGTATATTACGGCTTGGCTGAAGGTGTCCACATAATCATCATGCTCGGCCACGGGGAATTTGGCCAACTGCTTCAGGAACGCCTGCGCCCAACTCACGGGCTGCCCTCGGTTCTTGCCGCTCTCAGGCAGCCAGAGGAAGCCCATCTCCAGCGTGGGGCTGGCCTGATGCGCCCGGCTGATCTTGTCGGCGTTGCCTGGGTTGTACCCAATGGCCGGCACCTTGGCCAACCGCAGATCCTGCAGCAGCGACTGCCCAGAGGCCTTGGCTTCCACTAGGATCCGGTCAGCCCGGCGGGCGGTGCGAAGGCCATCCTTAACCGTTGTCCCGCCATACTCGGTTGACCAGTCCTTGATCACCCTGGACCGCAGCTCGGGGTAACTGAGATGCTCGTCCCAGGCGTCAATCAGCATGGCGTTGCGCTGGCTGTTGTAAGTGAAGATGCCCCAAACCGTACAGGCGGTGGGGTCGCCCGAGGTTTTCTCAGTGAAAGCGCAATCATAGGATTGCAGGATGTACTCGAACTGCGGCAGGCCCTTATCCGCTGGCCAAAGCTGAAACTCTTTGGTTTTGAGGATGCCGCCTTCGCTCGGCACCGGATCCTGCTGCAATTGGCCCGAGGTGCCATAGCTGCCCAAGAGTTGCTTCAGCTCGGTGATTTCTTTCTCGCCAAATCGCTCCGGGCAGATCAGCTCACCTTTCTGCTGCCGCGGATCGTAGGGGCCCATACTGGTCTTGCGGCGGACCCCATCCCACTCGGCTGGGATCATGAGATGTTCCCACCCGCCAATGTCTGCGAGGATATGGCCGCTGATGTCGCGCTCATGCAACCTTTGCATAATCGTTACCATGGCATCCTTTTTGGGATCGTTGAGGCGGGTACTCCACACCATGTCAAACCATTCAAGCGCGCTATCGCGGATCACGTCAGACTGCGCTTCCTGGGCGCTGTGCGGATCGTCTAGGATCAGGCGGCTGCCGCCTTCACCCGTAGCCGTGCCGCCCACGCTGGTGGCTAACCTATAACCCGTCTTGTCGTTCTCGAACCTTTGCTTGGCGTTCTGATCGCCCGCAAGCTTAAACATGTGGCCCCACCGCTCCTGATACCAGGGCGATTGGATCAGGCGGCGCGCCTTTAGGTTGTCGCGGATGGAAAGGGTGCCGCTGTAGCTGGCGCAGAGGTATTTGTGTGATGGGTCGGTCAACCATTCCCACATGGGCCACATCACGCTGACGATGGTGGATTTGGAATGGCGCGGCGGAATATTGATCAGCAGCTTGCGGATCTCGCCGGCGGTGATGGCTTCCAGATGCTCGCAGATCTCTTCAATGTGCCAGGACGGAATGAAGGGGACGCCGGGCTCAACCACCGGCCAAGCCTGCTGCACAAACTCATAGAGGCTCGCAGAGGCCGCCCGGCGCTTCTGCTCGCGCTCAATGAGGCCCAGCATAACCTCGGGCGTCAACGGGACATTCATCCCTTCTTGCCCGCGGCTTTCATCAACAGCGCTTGCATCTGCGCCAACTCAGCGTCCGACAAGGCTTTCAGGTGCGTTGTCTCAATCTTGATCGCCCCGCCATCTTCGCCGGTCAAGATTGTCTTCTCGCCGTAGATCTTGGGTAGCACCTTAGACAGATACCATTTACGCGTATCTACCTGTAGCCGCTTGTGAGCCACGACATCAGCGCTGAGAGGCATCAGGCGCCGCTCTAATATAGGCATATTGCCGTCGTACATTAGATTGCCACTGGCATCAGTTTTCTGCACCATCACCCATTCATGGGTTTTATCAGACATGTCGATGATGTCTTCAGCAATGCTGGCAAAGCCAACCTCGCGCGCAGACAAGTAGCGTTGCCGCGTGCCGGCGGGGTTATCGTCGCGCACCCAACCGCGGACTGTCAGATGGTCAGGCATGCCCTCATCGTTGTCGCAGATATTCAGCAAAGATCTACCAAGAGCCAATTGGCTGCAGATATGATCCATGACCTTTTCGCGGTCATACAATTGCGCCCTGCCAGCGCTATGCGCGCCAACTTTTCTGCGCTCAATTGCTGGCTTCTTCACTTCAAATTCTCAAGCTTGTAAAGCGTGGTCATATGCAAGGCGGTCAGGTCGTCTAAGATGTTTTCCAGCGCCGGCACGCCCTTGCAGATGGCTTCCCTGTTTTGGTTCAGCCAAAGCAGCTCGTCGTTGATCAGTTTGATGATGTCGTCTGTCTCGCTCAAGTTCACCAACCCAAAAGCGCCTTGGTAGGCTTCAATCAGATTATCAAGCTTGTCGATGACGTTTTCATAGTAGCCCCCCAGCGCCTTGTGCTGGGCATATGACTTGGTCTTCCAATGCTCAAGGTGCGCCGCGTTGCGGGCGCCAAACATTCGCTCAATCAGGTCTTTGATCATGGTCCACCCCTGGGTTCAACATATTGTATGCGCTGCTTGAAGTTGCCACAAGAAAAAGCTGATTTGATTGAGTTTTTGCAGCGCAAACCATTTTGCTGAAGCCAGGAAAATAAACGATATCAACGGGTTCGCGCGCGTAGTTGTTGGATTGCGCGAAGGCAGCCGCAACAAGCAACCGCCATCACCCTCTTTTCAGCCTTCTCGCATCGCGTCGTAGAGTTCGCCGGCCAGCTTGGAATAGGCCCCCTGACCCAGGATTGCGTCGAAGGCTTCTGGCAAGGTTTTGCCGCTGTTGACGAGGGCAAGGATGCGGGCGGAAATTTTGAAATTGATGTCCATTTTCGTTTCTCCTGTGAGGGTGGGGGCCGTAGCCCCCATTTTGTTTTAGAGGTTGATGCCGTGCTGGGCGGCCAGGGAGCGGCCGGCCGCGGTGAAGTCGATCCAGGTGTCAGCGCCGTCGTTGAAGGTCTTGATAAAGCCGGCCTGCTTGAGCTGGGTGAGGTTGCCGCGCTCTTCCTTGCCGCCGCCGACATTGCCGCCGACCAGCGGGGTGCCGCTCCAGTTGCCGGCATCGCGGGCGTAGGCGAGGAACACTGAGAGGGAGGTTTCGGTGATGGTCATGTTGGTATCTCCTGTTTGGCGGCGTTATTGCCTTGAAGACACTTCTATAGATTGTCGCAAAACGCTACAACCCCCTTATGTAGATACTTAACCACTTTTTATGTTTTCTCGCTCCACCACCAGAAGCACCTTGCCGTCTGGTCGGGTGACGCTGAAGGGCGGCTGGGTGTAGCCGGCGCGGGTGAGGGGGAGCTTGGGCAGCGTGATCCATGTGCCGCCCTCGTGGTCAAGCCAATAGCCCCAGATGGTTTCAGACATTCTGTTTATCTTTCATGAGTTCAAGCATGCGGATGACGGACACGGGGATATTGGCTTGCTCTGCCAGCCAGCGGAAAACCGTGGTGCGGTGTACGCCGGCAAGCTCAGCAAGATCGTTGACGTGAAGCTCCAAGGCACCCATCAAATTTGATAGGTGCTTGGCGCTGGTGTTGATGCGGGTTTTGATCACCGCTCAGCCCTCCGCTGTCTTGGCTTTGGGGACCACAGTGGTGACCACGCTCTTGCTAGTGCAGGCAGCGATTTGCTCGGCGGTGAGGAAGCTTTTGGCCAGCTTGGCATCAAAGTTGGTGCGCTCGGAAAGCTTTACCACCGCATCAGAAAATTCGCCAATGACGGATTCTTGGCCGGTTGCGATGATCTGCTTACGCAGCGCATCGTATTCGGCTTCGATTTCCTTCTTGCGCTCATGGATGGTGGCGAAGCGGTCAGCGAGGGAAAGGTTATCAAGCATCTTAGTTTCTCCTGTCTTTCGGCGTTATTGCCTTGAGGAGAGGTATATCAACTGTCGCAGAACGCTACAAGACAAAAATGAGATACTTAACCACTTTTTATGTTTTAGGGGAAAATCCCCCCGGCAACAGGGATTGCGGTGTGCCGGGGGTAGTAGTCTGGGACAGGAGAACGGCGCTCGTGGGCGCCGCTTCCACCCTACGCCGAGGCTTGCTCGGCCTGCAAGACTTTTTGCAGCAAAGCATCTTGCCGATCTATCTCGCGCTCTACTCTGGCGATTTCCAGCAACGTGCGTTGGTGGGCTAACGTGTCTCTGGCGGCCAAATCTTGCTTTGCGCGGTCATGCAGGTGCGGCAGCCGGTAGCGCAGGGCGCGGGGGCTGTTCAGCAGCCGATCAAGCAGGGCGGGGTCTAGGGGTTTCACGGGAAACATTTAGTCCAGCCCCAGCAATGCGCGTGCTTCGCGGTTTGCTTCTTTTGAGCGGATTATCTCGTATTCGAGATTGCTTGGCTGGATTGGCTTGAAGAGCTTTTTTGCTCGATTGAGATGACACATGAAATCAGCCATATCAGTGTCAAGATCAACCATACCAGCATCATTAGAAATGACCCTAAGCCGGGCAGTTCTGAGTTCTTCATTCATTGTTTCCTCCTATGTTCCGAATATCAACAGCAGGATTATTCCCGCGGCCATTGTCCCGAAAAAACTGCAGCCCATGATGAGCAACAGGGCAAGAACTGCGCTGCCCCAGTCTGCGCGTTTACGCATTTACTTTCTCCTTCAGCGCCACCCACCGGGCGAGCAGGGCAGCTTCTGCGCGGCCATCGTCTTTTGCCCTGTCAAAATCCCGGCACCCTGGCCAGAACCGCTGCGCCATTTGCCGGGCGGCTCCCTTGTCTGCAGGAACGTTGGCGGCTCGTTTCCATGTGGCTGGGCGGTAGAGGCTGACGGGCAGCTTTAGCCCCGCGCAGACGCCCGATAGGATGCCCGCTGAAAATCCGAAATTGAACATCGAGGTAACGCCTTGGCCGGGCATTGCCGAAACGTCCTCCACAGCCACGAGGCGGATAAGATCGTCATGCTCTTCCAGCATCGCCACAAGCTGCTGGGGGCTGACTTTCTTTTTGCCGTTGACTTCAATCGTTGGCATGTCGGCCACCCTGATTAGGTGGCCGGTATCTGCTACCCAGGCGATGGCGCCGCTGATGCCTGGGTCAATCCCGAGGATCATGACGTGTGCCCTGGGAATGTGTATTCGCCCCGGTTGAGGCGATCTATGGCAGTTTCAATTGAGTTGTGTGATCTGCCCATAATTTCACAGATTTGGACGATGGTCTTGCCGTCATGGATTAAGTCCCTGAGGCGCGCCAATTCTTCTGGCGTCCAAGAGCGTCTGTAGTTGGCGGGTTTTGCTGCGGCTTGTGGCTTGGGTTTGCTCATGGAGGTTATGGTTTCCGCCACCCATCTGGGTGCCGGGGACGGCCCCTTCAGGAATGCCTCCATTTCGTGGGCCAGTTCCATGGCCGACTTGGGGTCTGGCGCGTGGGCCAGGGCGAGCTTCAAAATTTCCATTCTGTCCATGATCAATCCACCTTGAGTTTGGCCAGCAGCACGGTGCCGACGGGGTCACGGCGCTGGGTCATTGCCAGTGCCCCATCGTCGCGCATGCCTTTCAGCACGCGCCACTGCTCGTAGGGCATGGTGGGTTCCCACTCGCCCCTGCCGTTGGGCCTGACGGCCACGATGATCCAATTCGCTCCCACGTCCTCCAGGCTCTCCGCACGGGCCTGGGTGGTCACCGGAGGGGCTGCGGATGGCATGAGTGCCTTGGGTGGCTGCTTGGGCTTCTGTGCCATCAGAAACGCTCCGTAGCGGCTTTGCCGAGCGGCGTGTCTGCCAGCTGGCCGAGGGCGGCGAGGTATGTCTCCAACAGGGCCTCGCGCTCTTCGCGCTTGGCTTCATCTTCCGCCCGGCGCTTAATGATCAGCCGGATGGTGGGCGTGTCAAAGCTTGCGCTCTTGGCTTCCTTGTAGATGTCCTTGATGTCCTCGCCCAGGTTTTTGCGCTCGGCCTCCAGGGCCTCAATCCGCTCAATGATGCTGAGCAGGCGTTTGGCCGTGGCACTGTTGACGCTGCTGTTGTGTCCGATATCGCTCATGTCATGTTCCCCTTTTCATTCCCACCAATTGTCCTGGGTGGTGACAGGTGTGTGCCGGCGTTCTGGTGCTTCATCGGCAATCGCGTCACGCTCGGCGGCGTCTACCGGGTCGTCGATTGTCCAGTGCCGTATTCTGACTGTGGCGGGCGCTGGGTGGCAATTGCAGCACCTCCAGCCCTTGTGTGGTGTCTCTGCTTCAGTCCAAAACCTGATGCCCCCAAGGCATGGCTTGCAGGGCTCGCCTGGGGGCATTGGTAGCGGGTCGCTCCATCCGACGTAGGTCATTTCTTCTCCAATCTCCCATGCCCGCCGCCAGCGGGCGATTTCTTTCGGCGTGGCTTTGACTGACGCGAGTTGTTTGGGCAGTTCTTTTTTGGGGGAGCGGCCCCGCGGATTTGCGGCCACGGTCCTATTCCGACTGCTGCGAAATCAGGATCAGCGCCCTTATTTTTTCGTGCAATTCGGGGCGGTGGGTTTCAAGCAGCATGGCGTCCCGGCTGTATGAGATGCGCCCGGTTTTGACGTGATGTCCGAACCAGTAATTGGCCTTCCCCTTAGCGCGACCATCGGCCACAACTTTGTACGTCCACCACTCGGGATTGTGATCCTGGTTTTTGCCGTACAGCAGCCATTCCACCCCATCGGCATCCTCGCACGATCCAATTTGCAGCCAACCGTCTGCCTCATTCGGCGGGTTGCCCAGGTACATCTTGCCAGTCACGCCCATTTTTTTCTGCCTTTCAGCTAACGCCTAAACTCTATAGGTTTTAGAACGATTCGCAAGCCATTTTTTTAACCGCCCCAAAAAAATCTCTGTGCCCTTTTCCGTAACGAAACGGGGGGGGCCCCACTCTGTGGGGGGGGGCCTGTTTTGTTACGTTGGGGCGCGGCTCAAACCGATTAGCCGCCCCCTACCGAAAATCTTCCTCACTGTTCTAACAGTCCATCTGTTTATTTTTTTTTTTTTTTTTTTACAAAATTTTTCTGTTCTAACTGCGGTGGTGGTGTCAGCCCTTTTACGGCTGACACCCCGTAACAAGGGGCGTAACACTTTCTTACCCCCTGTAAGGGGACTTTTTGTTACGCTTGTTACGGGGGTAACATTTACATCCGTCAAGTGTGTTACGCTTGATGTTACGCATGTTACGCCCCCTCCCTGGCCCTCAAACGTCAATCTGCATAACGTCTTGAATTATCCAGACTTTTTCGTCCATGAAGCCGACTAACTGCAATTTGATCAGGCGTTGCTTGACCCTCGCCCATGTTACTCTCTTTGTTACGGGGTCATCTATGCTCGCTCGGCTGACCCACTTCGCTCTCCATGTCTCCACAGAGACATTTTTTACTCTGGGGAGGTTGCCGAAACCCACCTCGCCACGCTCCCCAATGCAGTCGTGTAAAGCTCGCATAGCAATAGTTTCCCAGTCATTCAGTCTGATGCCCTTGCTTTTTTCTGCCTCCGGCGGGTCTTCTGGCAGGGCCACGCAGCTGGTCACGGGCTTACCCCGGCGGTTCATGCCAAGCTCAACCGTGTGCAGACTGAAGCCCCACGACCCCTCAATTTCCAGATCGCGCTGCTTTTTCACAACGGCAAGGGAGGGGGCTTTCGGATCCGGGCGGCTGATCTCAATCTCGGTGTCTGTGGCCGCCCTCAACAGGCTGTGGCCTCGGGCGCCCTTGGCTGCGTCCTTGCCAGAATGGTGGACGACATTGACGTGCGCGCCGGTTGCCTGCCGCACCCTGTCGATGTTGCTGACCAAGGCGCCCATGTCGTCTGGGGCGTTCTCATTACCGCCCGCCAGGGCCCTGGAGAGGGTGTCAAGGATCACCAGCTTAACCGGGATGTCCATCGCCTTGGCGGCCGTCTGGATGGCCTCAATGAGCCTCTGGGTGTCTGCCTCCGGGTCCAGCAGGTTCATGGCCACGGGAATGATGGCAAACGGCAGGTTCACCCCTTCCAGGGCATAGTGCTTGCGGAAGGCCGCCACGCGGTTGCTGATGCCGTGGCTACCTTCCAAGGCGCAGTAGATCACGCCCCCCTTCTCTACCGCCCTGTTTCGCCATGGCATGCCTGCGGCAACGTGCAGCCCCATATCAGTCATGAAGAACGTTTTGCCGCAGTTACTCTCGCCGTAGGTGACGCTCATGGCGCCCTCAACAACAACCCCCTCAATGAAATCGGCCGTGTCCAAGTTCGGCTGGATGTCGGGGAAGTAAATCAGGGGCAGTGGCGTCAGTTCGCTTTTGCGCTTGGCCTCTGCCTCGCCGGCAATGGGGTCCACATTGGGCAGCTGCCATTTTTCGCGGGCGCTGCTAATCATGCCCTCAAGGTCTTTACGGGTCTGACTGACCGTGTAGCCGCTCATGGTGACGCCTGGGGCCGCCAGCATAATCTCGGCGTCCGAGATGCCCCGGTTTACCCAACTGGCGACCAGCCTGAGCATGGCGTTGTGCCACTGGTGCGGCTGCCTAATTTGGTCGATTAGGGCCGATATGCTGCCGCTAGAGGGCGTGGACCCCAAATCTACCGCCCACCCGTCCTGCGCCACGGCAGGGGCCGCTGGCGCCGTTGTGAGAGGCTGCTCCGGCAGTGTTGGTGTTGTGGCTGGGCCGATCGACTTTGTGTAGTCAATCATTGCGTGCAGAGGATAGCGCCCAGGCCGCCCATCTTTGGGCCAAAGAAGCTCTGTCAGCTCTGGCTCTGTGCGGCCGGGCTTTACGGGCCACGCGATGCTACCGGGCATCCGCATCAGGCGGGTGGGATTGACCACTGCCGGATCGCCCCCGAAATGGTGGGCGAGGTTACCATTAAACTGCCTGACCATCTGCGGATTGATGGTGGGCTCGCTAATCGGCCAAAAGGATTGGGCCCTGATAGCGGGGCTGCGCCCCGTGATGATCAGGAATGCCGGCTTCATTTGTAGCGGGTGGCTCTGTAACCGCGCGACACTCTCGGCGTCATCGTGGTCTACATGAGCCCCTGGGGCCATCCAGAAATGCTCGTCAGTAGTGGGGCCGGGCATATCCTTGAGTGTCGAAACACGGAAATACATGTTCGCGCCCGGCTGCTGATTAATATCAGCCGCAAACGCAACCAGTTCTTCAATTTCCGTAAGATCAAACCTCTTGAACTTGTTGAGTTTCTTGGATTCCGGATCGCGCCAGCCTATCTCTAGGGCGCCCCGGTAGCAGTGTTTGAACCAAAACGAGAGGCCATCAAACATGGCGTCTGTATTGGGCTTAAGCCTTCCAGTCATGGGGGGCGCTCCTATTAAGCGCGAATTATTGTGATTTTTTCCGCTGCGCGGGTAATCCCCGTGTACAGCCACTTCTGCCTGTCTTCCTGACGACGATACTCGTCAATCAGTATGACTTTGTCCCATTCGGACCCCTGGGCTTTGTGGACTGTTAGGGCATACCCAAAATCAAAATATGTGGTCACGTCAGTGTTATTGGGTAGCCCTGACTTGAGGCCATGAAAATTGACGTTGGGCACTTCAACGGCCACACCATCTACGTTCAGTTTAATAGTGGTATCGCCTTCGTAGAACGGCTCAAGAAGGTCATAGAGGCCGCCATTGAAAATCCCATAGTCAGGGGCGTTTTTCAGGCACAAGACGGGCTCGCCAACCTGGGGATGCGGCATCATGGAAAAGCCGCGGATTTCACGCATGTGGCGGTTGACGGCTTGCCGGGTCTTATTAGTCCAGCACAGCACAATATCCGCATCACGCTTGTCTTGCTCAGATAACTGGCCGGGGCGGCAGACGCGGAAATTCTCGCCATCTTCGCCGTAATTCGCGCCAGACCTGATGGCATGCGCCTGCCTGATAATCGGGCTTTCCAATGCCTGCCGGTGGATGGTTGATATTGTAAAGTCTGGTTTGTTGAAAAACTGAACGCCGTCTACGGGAGGCAGCTGCCCTGGATCGCCGCAGGCAACAACCTTCACGCCCGTGCGAAGGATGTCGGCGGCTATTTTTTCACTGATCATGCTGCATTCATCAAGCAGCAGAACTTCATTTCTTAGCTCAAGAACGTCGTGTGCCTCTTTGAAGATTGGCCGTATTTTTCCTTTTTTATCTCTCTCTTCGCCCCTCAATTTGTAGAATGCCGCGTGGACTGTCATGGCGGGCAGGCTGGTTTTTTTTCGCAAAACTGACGCGGCTTTTCCGGTCAATGTGCAGAGCAGCACATCTTCGTATCGGTCAGCAATGTTTGCCAAAACCGTGGTTTTGCCGGTGCCGGCGAGGCCGTGCAGCGTAAATATCTGCCGACTGTCGTCTGCGAGAAAGTAACGAATGTGGGAAACAGCGGTGAGCTGTTCGTCGCTCAGGGTGATAGCCATGTGGCTCTCCGTTTAGGGAGGTAGGGAACCCCCGGCCGTTTGACCGGGGGCGGTAGATATCAGAACGGCACTTCGTCGTCTGCCATAGCCTTTTTAGGGGCGGGCTTAGCAGTGCCCAAGATTTCAGGCCGGTCAACCCATTTCAGGATTTCAAACTCGGGAGCGTGCGTTGTGCCCCGTGCGCTTTCAATCTTGATGGAGCTTTTCATCTTGATGACCGGCAAGCGGACACCATCTGGATTTGCCGCGACCAGGATCGCCACCAGCTGGCAGAAACCTTGGTATGCACCCGCCTGGGCCTGTTCCCAAATGGCTTTATTCTCTTTGCCGTAGGCAAGCGGAATGTGGAAGCCTTTTGTCCAGCGATACTCGCCTGAGCGTGCTGGCGGCATTTCTTCAAAGTGCGCGGTTGTGGCGTTCCACTTCCATTCCGGCGCGGTACCCTTTTGGCCAGTAGAATAGCACCAGCCGGTTTTCATGTTATAGATGTCAAGGACAACGCCCTTATTGAAGCCATCAAACAGCTTCCTGCCATCTGCATCACGAATAACGAAAGAGCGGCCGGGAATATCCCCGTCCATGCTTTCGCGTGCGGTCCAGGCAATGAATGGGCCTTCTGAGCCGCCTGAACCTTGAGAGCCGATATCTACATTGAACATTTTTGACTTCCTTACGTTGTTGTGTTGCCGCGCTGTTGATGGCCGCGGGGCGCTTGCCATTCTCGGCTACATGCCGAAAACTTCCCTTCCAGTGGATCGCGCATTCGCGTCCCAATAGAAAGACCCGTAATTGGGAACGACAGAGGCAATCAGCTTTTCTGTGTCGTCCGTCAATGCCAGAAAATTTTGGATGCGGAGTGCGATTTGCCGCGCCTGTTCAACATGCTTTTCTGTGTTTTCAAGCGTGAAGATTTCTGCATCTCGCGGCGTGATGTAGCACACTCTGCCTGTTTTATTTGTGCCGTAGAGATAAAGGCTGACTTGTCTGTTGTGCGCTTCTTCAATGGAGTTGACGGAGCGGAGTTTTGTTTTGATATCAAGGCGAATGCCATGATTGCTCCATCCCACATCGACGTATCCAATGAATGGCACTGCAACGCCTGGGAGGGTTATTTCAATCTTGTGTTGAACCTCATCTGGTATGCCAGCGATGCGGAGTTTTTTAATTCCATGTTCAACGATGTTCATGATTGCCGCGCGTTCTTTCGCGGCTTTTCCGTCTAAATCCGCAATCACCAAACGGTCAAACTCGTCAAGCGCATGCTGTTGGCATTCCACAATTGGCGCGTCTGGATTGAGTAGACCCATAACGATACCGGCTTCTGATGCCGTTCCGCGATGCGCTGCTGGGCCAACGCCTGTGCTTTTCTTTGCTAATTTTTGCATGACCCACATTGCTGGTTCTGCCGCAAATAGGTTGATGCTGCTGGCAGACAAATGCTTGATGCCATGCTGTTCAAATGGATTCACGTTGCGGCCTTCCTGTTGAATAAGAGCCATGGGCTTTTCTAAGTAGCTGCGGCGTGATCCAAGATAATTTTTGGCGGCGCGCCAACTCCAAGATATCAAGCCAATAAGTTGCGCCAATCCTGCGACCAGGGCGCAGCCAGTTATCTACAATATGTAGATCCACGCAGATCTTATCTGCCACATATTTAGTGCCACCCAGGGCGGCAACGATATCTCGGGTTGATCGCATAGTCATAGCCTCTATCCTAGTCATCATTTTGATGGGCTGTCAACACCCCGTAAAAAATAAATTAGTTTCCATCTTTTATGTTGACTGTCGCGAAACGCAACAGTAAGGTTATGTCATTGCAAACAAGCCGAAACGGCAAACAGACAGGAGAGTAAAATGACTATTGGTAATTACAACCTCGAAGGTGACATCGCGGCCAAGCTGGCGAAGCTGGATGCTGCCGACGATCACCCCACTGTGGCGATTGCTGAGCGTGTGGTGTTCGCCACCCAGTCTTTTCTGGAACGCCTTCTTGAGATCCGCAACCTCCACCGCACCGACGAGTGCGACGATCTGATCAACAGCACCCGCGACCTGCTGTCTGACCTTGTCGGCCGCGCGGTTGGTGAGGAAGAAAATGACCGCATCAACGCCAGCTGGAACCGCGCCTGCGCCGCCGCTGACCTGCGTCGGGGGGCCTGAGCCATGGGCGCGTGGAAAGACATGCTGATTGATATGGACAACGCTATGCTTGAGCAGCAGGCCGCAGATGATTGGAACCGCTACGAGATGGAACGGGACGAGGCGATTGAACGCCGCAGGGAAATCATGCAGCGGGCCTGGAAGCTGCACCGCGCCGGCATGAAGCTGGCCAAGTTCTTCCCCGAGATTGGACAGATCAACCTTGAGTTGGCTGCCCAATACCGCGCAGAAGCCCGCGAGATCCGGAGGGATTGGCGGTGAGACTGCTTGAGATAATTGCCGGCGGCCTCCTGATGGGGGCCGTAATCCTGCTGATCCTGTTCGCGGATCTAATCATATGATCCGGCAGATTGGACAATTCTGGTTCATCACGAAGGCGCCAAGGGGCGCCTTCTACGGCTACCCCTGGCCCACCCGCCAGGATGCCCAGGAAGCCCTAACAGCGGTCATGGAGGCCCATCATGCAGATTGAAGCACAACCCACCACCAGCACCACGGCAGAGGCCGCCCAGGCCAAGGCAGAGGCAAGGCTGCTGCTGGCCGAGAATGGGCTGCTGCGGCAGGCCTTGGTGCATGCCCGGCAGTGCATTGATGCCGACGATGTGATTGGCGCGCATGCTATCATCACGGCGGCGCTGGGAGAAAAAGAATGAGCGACATCGCAGATAAAATCTACGCAGCCACCGGACTTACGCTCGGCGCAGAGGCGGCGGCTGCGATTGGGCGGCTGATCCAAGCCGAGAACGAAAAGCTGCTGGCGGCGTTGCAATGGCTGCTGAATGATTTGGAAGATTACCCGGCAAGCGCCAGACCTATAGCAGCCTATGACAATGCCCGCGCGGCGCTGGGAGAAAAGGAATGAGCGACGAAATGGACAACAACATCAGCCACCCAGGCCAGCCCACGCATGACTGTGGCAAACCAATCGCGCCTCCTCAAACCACCGAAATTGAGAGGCTGCGCGCTGCTGTGCAGGATTTGGCGAAGCATGTCTGGCGCGGCGATTGGGATAAGCTGAAGCCGGAAACACGCGAGTTGTTGGGAGAAAAGGAATGAGCGAAGTAAAAAAGCGTGGCCGCAAACCACTACCTAAAGAACAATTGGCTATAACGCACCGGAAAAATGTCAGCCTTGATGCGGAGGCTCAACAAGCTCTAAGCGCCGTCAGCAAAAAACTAGAGCGGGAGTTAGGGTTTAAGCCGACATTAACACAGACCGTGTTGTGGCTAACCCGCGCGGCGTTGGGAGAAAAGTAATGAGCGACCTCCAGATCGTCATTGGCCGCGATTACACAAGAGAGCTTTGGATGGCCGCAATCATGCGCGGCAATAATGTTATGACTGTTGGCTATGAACCCACGAAAGAAGAAGCCATGGAGTGGGCGCGCAAGGCCGTGCAAGCCCGAGGCTGGGAAGGCGATAACAGAGATCCGCCCGATATTTTTGAAAGAGCGTGGCAGGAAGACAAATGATCGACCTAATCTTGATGATCATCTACAACGTGGTAAAGAGCCTATGAGCAAGGCCGCTTACTTCAACAGAAAGTTGACGGATGAGCAGGTGGATGAAATCCGCAAAAGCGCAGAGCTAAGCCACGAGCTAGCCAAGCGTTTTGATGTCTCGGCCCGCACCATCAGATCAATCAGAAACCGGCAGGTCTACAGAGTGCCGGCGCCACCAGAAGCACCCGGCAAACAAGCCGGGCTGCACGTCGCCCCAAAGCCCATGCTGCGCCCCAGGCCATGCATGTGCTGCCGGAAGGATTTCGATTCGGAAGGCAACCACAACAGATTGTGCTGCGACTGCAAAAGCAAGCGCAGCATCAACCCCTACGAAGTCATAACAGGCGTCAGCAGACGCGTAGACAGGAGATAACAATGTATAATCCAGACAAAGCAATGGTCATGTTTGACCAACTTAGCGCAGCCGGGAAGCACGGTACCTTGAGCCTTAAAATCCTTTTGCACACTTACATTGAGGAGCGTGAGCCCCTGATCAGCGAGACAGCTAAGGCGCTGAAGGTGTCGGCGCCGGCAATCTCTCGCACCGTAGACAAATTGGAAGAGAAGGGCCTCCTGCGGCGCGTGCGCGAGCAGAAAGGCGACAAGCGCGAGGTCCAAATTTTTATCACCCCCAAGGGAATGGCATTCCTTAACAAGATGCTCGTTGCTTAATGCCGCGGGCAAAAAATGATCTTTATGCACGCGCGTTGGGAGTATCCCTTCGCGCGGCGCGTAAATACCGCAACTGGTCAATGACTGAACTGGCCAGGAAGGTGAACGTATCTCGATCAGCAGTGGCATCCTGGGAGGGCGGCCGGGGATCACCCAGCTGGGCCCATCTCGTCACATTCGCCACCGTCTGCAACGTTAAACTCTCCAGCCTAATCATCTCAGTCGAGAAGGCCGCCGCCATGATGGAAAGTCAAAATGATCCAACAGCTGAACCCGCCCCTGCCACTGATCACGCCCAGAGGAAAAGCCTGGGCGCATCTCGTGATTGACTACGGGCCAGAAGCAGATCTTCTCTGGGTCTGCTTTCAGGACGACACCCGCGAATGCTGGACCTACCGGAACAGCGACATCAGGATCCAACCAAACGAAACGATAGGCCGCAAATGACACAGAAATACGCGCCAGCTTGCATCTGGCATATTCGCATCGGCAACCTGTTCATTGCCCCGTCCACCCACATGGAGCCCGGCAAATTCTATATTGGGCGGGTGGACAAAGAAGAGGGCGGCGAGTTTGATGCCGCCGCCCTAGCCCCGATCCTGGCAAAATTCTACCAGGACAATCTGCCCTAATTACTGAGGTTGGCGCCTTGATAGGTCTTCCAAAATACGCACCGCTGCAGCAACCTCACGCGGGTCAGAAGACCGCAGCAGGCCATTGATGCGCGTTGCGTAACGATCATCAATCTCGCCATTCCTTATGGCCTGGGCCACAAGGTTGGTCAGGGAACGGTCCCAATTAACAATACCGGATCCCTGGCCACCACGTTCATTGGCCTTGTGAAACAGCTGCGCTTCGCGGTTCAAGGCCGATACAAACAAATCTGACCGCGCTGGGCTTTCAAAAATGCCTTCCACCCTGGTCCGCATGGCAGGGGAGTTAATCAAGCGTTGCACGTCAGGCAGCTTGGCTTCCGGGTTCATGATGAAGCTATAGATGTTCTGCACATCACTCTGCGGGTTCTGCGGTTGCGCGCTTTCTTCGTCAAACAATTCGCGCCCAGCAGGGCCGGCAAGCCAAGCCTGGAGTTTCTTGATGCCCTGATCTTGCAAGCGCGGATTGGTCGTCTGGCGCATGAGGTCAGCAAACAACTCGGGGTCTGTAATTGAGCGAGTGATCAGTTTTTCTGCGCGGTCACCCGTCAATGACCGAATCCAATCACGGGCTCTGGCAGACCCCATAGAAGCCGCCTGCAGGCTGCCGGCCATGCCATTCCCACCCATGGCGGCACCAATTCGCGCGCCAGCGACACGGCCCAGATAGTCAAGGATTTTGCTGGGCGTGTCATCAACAACACCACCGACAGAAGGCAGCTGCCCTCTGGTACGCTCAAGCGCCATAAACTCATTGGCAATTTGATCCAGCCGCTTCATTTCGTCTGGATTGAAAACAGCCTCATAGGCAGCGCGTTGCTGGGGGTTCCTTAGATTGTCAAGAATGACACTGCCCCTGAAAACTTCACCTTCCGGCGTTGGGGTGCGCGCTTGGGCAAGCAGGTCACTAACAAACGCACCGCGAAGGCCGCTCAGCGCCTTGCCAGACGTATCGCGGTCAGCAGACCGCCGGAGAGACACGGCAACCTCAGCCGGGTTCTCTGCCTTGAAAATCCGCGCGACAGCATCAGCCGGATCACCACCCAAGAAACGACCCATTGGGCTTTCAGAAGGCGACAACACCTCGCGGCCAATTACCGTCTGCACTTTCGCCAGATCATCGGCACGCTTCTGGGCGGCCAGGGCATCATCCAGATACTTACGCACATCAGGATACTGATTGAGCAAAGCCTCGTTCTGCCGCATCCAAGATGTGGCCGCTTCTGGCTTTATACGCCCCTCAGAGGTCACCACACGATCACGCAGGGTGCGCGTTAGATAATCCTGCACGGCCTCCCTGGTGGGCGCGCTGTCGCCCGTGGCGGCCATTAGGCTGCGCTCAGCAACACCACCCTTGACGCCGCCGGGGCCGATAAGGCGGGTGAGCGTCATTTCGGCTGGGATAGAAGGGGCGCCGCTTGTGGTGTCCGTAAGAAGGCTGGCTGGCCCTTCACGGAAGGTCTGGTTTATCTTGCGCGAGAAGTCGCGAGCAACAGCGTAGGGGCCGCTCACATCCGGCAGGCTGTTCATCGTGTCCAGCGTTGCGTCGGCCAATTCACGCGCAAGCCGGGCTTGATTACGATCACCGGCATCGCGGGCCTTGCGTTCAATCGCCAGCAATTCGCCTCGGAAGCCCTGAAGCTCTGCCGGCGTTTCCATACCCCTCAGGCCGCGATTGCCTTGCTTGTCAGCCTGCAGGAACCGGCGGGCATAGTCTGGGATGTCCTGTTGTTGCGTGCGCGGGGTGTTGGCAACCAACTCATCAAACCGAGAAAACAGCGGTGCCGTATCAATCTCCACATCCGCTGGAAGACTGCGCCACAGCTCATTTTCTTGGCGCCGCGCAGCGTCATAGGCTTTGTCAAATTCCTGCCGAACAACCCGCGACGCATCTTCCCTTGACGTGCCAGGATCTAGCGTTGCTACCCGTTCTTGGGCGCGATTGCGCGCTTGGGAAACAACTGCTTCCAAGGCATTGTCCAGCCGATCACGCCGCGCCGTGAAGAATGCTCTGGCTTGGGCAGGATCCCCGCCAAGCTTTGCGGTTTCCTCTAGCAGCGTGGTTTGGGCGGCAGCAGCCCGATCAATAAGGGTTTTTGCCATGGCGGGATCTTTGTCCGCCACAGCCTTTTCCAAAGCCAACAGGCGCACATCCTGGGTGCGCTGTGCTGGCGTCAATTCACTGATGGATGGCCCCTCTGCTGCCCTTGCGGCAACATCCGGCTCAGCGACTAGGCTGCCCAACCTGCGGCCAGCACGCACCTCTGCGCCAGCTTCCGTAAATGGCGTTAAGCTGGCGCGAGCGCCGCGATACATCATCCCTGTCGGACCGTATTTGGCAAGCATCGCAGCCAAGCTTGGCGTGAGGCCGCCGGCCAATTCACCGTAAGTGCCAGCCACTTCTGAGCCAGGATAAGCTTGCTCGGCCATATAACGGCCAGCGCCAGCGCCGGTGCCAGAAGCCATTTCGCCGGCCAAGGTAGCTAGTGGCGCCCGCACAGGAGCATCTGCAACTTGCCCAGCAATTCGTGATGGCAATGACGCTGGTGCGGCAGGAATTGAAACTGCGGCTTCCTGTCCACCAATTCTGGACATGACTGACCTAGCGGTAGGAGCAAGCGCCCTTGCTGCACCATACCCTGGGATCAACATCCCTGCAGTTTCGCCTACACTTCGGCCAATATATTCTGGGCCGGTTTCAGCTTGCTGTCCCACCTCTGGCACCATAGGCTCGCCAATAGCTCGCCCATATTTAGCCAAAAGCGCTTCAATACTTGCAGAGCCGCCAACAGGCGCCTCACTAACTGTGGCTGGCCTTGCGCCAGCAGCCGAAGCTGCTCGACCTACACCAAACGGCAAATACTTTGGGTCCATTCCCAAAACAGCATTTGCAATATCAACCGGGGCACCAAGGATTGATGCCGCGCCGCGGTAGAGAAATGGCAGGAACCCGCCGCCACGACCAGTTTCTTCCTCGGGGGAATGGGTATTTTCTGCCGCTCGCGCTCTGGCCGCAGAAAGTGCTAGGGCGCGTTGTTGTTCAACGGTCAATTCTGCCACAGCGCACGCTCCTCAGGTGTTAAAAACCGCCACTCGCTTTCACTTACTCCA